CCGGTTTTTGATCGTGGTCCTAGGACTGACGATCCAATGTTTGCGTTTCGAGCAAAGGATGATCCTTTTGCTGCAATGAGAAGACAGCAGCCTGTTAGAGATGAGGCAAACGCCGCAGCAGCCGCTGCTGCCAAGGCACAACAGGATAAGCTTGCAGCAGACGAAGCTGCAGCAGCCCAGGCTGCACTTGATGCTACCACTGCAGAAGAAGCTGCAGCAGCTAAAGCTGAACAAGAAAGAATTGCTGCAGAGAAAGCTATTGCTGCTCAAGCAGAGACTGACAGGGTTGCTGCAGAAGCAGCCGCTGCTCAAGCTGCGGAAACTGCCGCGGCTGCCGCTGCACAAAAAGAAGCTGCCGATGCTGCTGCTGCAACACAGGCTGCTGCAGAAGCAGAATCTTTGCGGATTGCTAAAGAAGCTGAGAATCAGAGACAGGCTGACCTACAGGCGCGTCTTGCTGCAATGGAAGGCCAGTTTGGCGACTTTAATGGACGCTTTGGTAACTTTGATCCCGCAGCAATACAGGCTAACATTGCTGCAGCACAGGCTGCGTCTGCTGCTAATGCTGCAACTATTGCAGACACACCAGCAGTGGACCCAGACTTGCAATCTCGTATTGATGCCATGCAAGGACAGCTAGGTGACTTTAGTGGACGCTTTGGCGGCTTTGATCCTGCAGCTCTTAGAGCGCAGATTGAAGGTCTTAGTTTAGGCGATGGCGCAGGCATAGGAAACGAAGGAGGAGCTACCGCCCCTGGTTTTGTGGCGCCTACTGATAGGACTGTGCAAAAAAGCAGAGAAGGCGTTGTTGGTCGTAACCTTGGCGGAATGGACAAAGATGCTATTAGAGCTCGCATTGACGCTTTGCAAGGCGGTACACCTAAACCGCAGATAGATCCTAGCTCGCTATTTAGTGACCCTGGTTTAGGTGGCGGTCAAAAAGGCATGCCCCCTCTGAGGCAGGTAAAACCTTTTGATACCAAAGTAATGCCTGGTGAGCCTCAAGGCCCCGTGATAGAGGGGCCAGGATTTACGAACCCAGCTCCAGCCCCATCCGGTGACTTCCAGTCTAATGTTGACTTTATGAATCAGATGGCTACGAAGAACGCCCAGGTAGGATCAGACGGCCAGGCTGTCATGCCTAGCTTTACTTATGACGCAGCAACCAACGAGTATGTTAGAGATTCTTCAGCCTTCGGTTTAACTGGGGACGCAGCAATCACTAGATACAGTCCAGAAGAGTTTCAGCAGGAATTTGGGCGCACGCTGAGTAAACAGGGTTCTGCAGCGCCTAAGCCTAAAACCATGCCTAAATCCGCGCCTAAAGTTATAGCTGGACCTAAGCCTAAAGTAATAGTAGACCCTGTAAATCCAAAACCAAAACCTGTGCCTCGCGGAAAAATAACCGATAGACGAAAAGCTAAAAGAGGAAGAAGATAATGAATAAGAAAAGTATGCCTGGTTACGAAGACGGGGGCGAAACAAAGGTCATTAAGGAGTCAAGGAAGGCTTTGATAGATGCCATGGATGAAATAAGAAAACGCACTACTGGATCAGCAGCTGTTATGGCCCCCCGTGAAAAAAGAGCTGGCGGTCCTGGCTACGAAAAGTATAAAAAAGAAGCCGAAGCATTCCTTTCTAAACAGTTACGAAACATATCTGGTGCTGCTATCAGCAAACGTGAAATGAACGAAATGAAAAAAATATCAAAATTTAAAGACGGTGGTGCAGCTAAAAGTAAATCAAGTGGCCTCTATGGCCGTAAAAAAGGACGATAAGATGAATAAGAAAAGTATGCCTGGTTACAAAGACGGTGGTTCTGCAGCTAAAAGCAGAGGCGGACCTAAGAGCAATAACTGCGGTTTGTTTGGCCGTGTTCAAGGTAAGATGAATGGCGGTGCTATGCAGCCTATGGGTGGGCGTCAGAACCTAGCTAATGAAGAGACTAACCGACCAAACTTTGGTAGAGATACTACAAACTATCAATACCGAAACGCAAGCAAGGACATGGGTAGAGCGGCTCCAATGAAACCTCCTGGCGGTATGAAAGGCGGCGGCATGGTGAACATTCGTAATAAGAAGAAACGCTAATGGCTGTTAGCGGAACTAAGACATTTGAGCTAGATGTAGCTGAATACGTTGAGGAAGCATTCGAGCGATGCGGCCTTGAGCTGCGTACTGGTTATGATCTCAAGTCCGCTAATCGCTCTCTAAACCTGATGTTGGCAGAATGGGCCAACAGAGGGTTAAATCAGTGGACGGTTGCCCAGAAGGCAATCCCTATGGTTCTGGGGAGCGTTGAGTACAATGTAGACGCCGTAAATCCTACAGCGACTATTGATGTCTTAGATGTTTTTGTGAGAGAGACTATTGGCGGTAGAGCAACTGACGTTCCGTTAAGCAGGATGTCCAGGGCTGAGTATTCACACCTGGCTACCAAGACAACTACCGGTAAGCCTAACCAGTTTTATATTAATAAAGCCCTTAGTCCTACTATTACCGTTTGGCCTTCACCTGACAAGAACAGCACCTATACGTTGTACTGTAATGCTCTTACCAGGATGGACGATGCTGGCGCTGGTGCTAACACTATGGACCTGCCTTTTCGTTTCTATCCCTGCCTAGCAGCAGGACTAGCTTATTACCTGGCGCTCAAGAAGGCACCGGAGAAAGTTGGCATGCTAAAGCAGATGTATGAAGAAGAATTTCAAAGAGCATTGTCGCAAGATGAAGAGCGGGCGTCATTTAGAATTGCACCCGATTTACGCGGATATAACATTGCCTGATGTTCACTAAAAGAAAAAAACAATTTAATCCCCCTGTAGGGTCTCCGGCGCACGAAGCAAGAATGGAGCGCCAAAGGGCTCGAAGAGCGGTTGATGCCAAAGCAAAGAAAAATGGTGGAGACAGGAATAAAAACGGCATTGCTGACAAAAGAGAGAAAAAAGATATTTCGCACAACAAGGCATTGTCGAAGGGGGGTACAAACAAAGATGGGTACAGGCTTGAGTCAAGAAGTAAGAATAGAAGCAGAAACTATAGGAAAAAAGGCAAATAAATGGCTTTTGCATCAAACAAAAGAGCATATGGAATCTGTGATATTACAGGGTTTCGTTATCGCCTAAAGGATATGAAGAAGACCTGGGACGGTCTTTTAGTAGGACCGGATCAATGGTCCCCTAAAGAACCGCAGCTCATGCCAAAGCCTACGCCTATAGATCCGCAGGCATTGAAGGACCCAAGACCAGACCCATCTTCAGATGGAAATGACAACACCGTATTCACCATGTACGCAAGCGTTGGTGATGGTATTTTAGGCACAACTTTGCAAACATTTGCAATAGGTGCTAGTGTAGGATCTGTGGAGGTAACTACAACATGAGCTTTACATTAGCGACTTTAAAATCTACGGTGCAAGAGTATTTGCAGGTAAATGAGACCACGTTTAACAGCAGCCTAGACGAATTCATTAGGGAATCAGAGGATCGTATATTCTCTATGGTTCAGCTGCCAGAACAGCGCAGGAACGTCCAGGGAGTAACAACCCAGGGTAACCGGTTCTTATCTACTCCTTCAGATTTTCATGCACCCTTTTCTGTGGCGGTTATTAAATCAAACATATATTCTTATCTGTTGTTTAAGCACCCGTCATTTATAAAAGAATTTAGCCCTGACTCTACTGTTACTGGAAAGCCCAGGTATTACAGCTTGTTTGACAATAGCGCATTTGAGATATCTCCGGTGCCTGACGAAGCTTACACTGTAGAGCTGCATTACTTGTATAAGCCCGCCTCATTGACCGCGGGTGCTGATTCAGGCACTACTATACTGTCTACGAAGTATAGCGATGCTTTGTTGTACGGCACATTAGTTGAGGCTGCGGTGTTTCTTAAAGAAGCTCCAGATGTGGTTGCCACCTTTGAAACTAGGTTTAAAGAAGCCCTCACTCGCATGAAGAACTTGAGCGAAGGCCGAGAGACCAGGGATGAGTACAGGTATGACTTACTAAGAACGGGTGTTACTTAGATATGATGAAAGACAATATTGACTTTGGCTTGGGGCAGGTAATGGTTTCAACCACAAATAGCGGTGGCCATGATCCAGAGTTTTGGGCTGAACAAGCTACAAATAAAATTTGTGGGATATCAGAACAAGCAGCCCCGCATATTAAAGAACAAGCGTTGGCTTTCAGAGCGGCGGTTTATAATGTAATATTGGCAGGTATGAGAAGCGCAATTGCTTCTGACCGTGTTACAGTGTCCCATAAACTAAAAGAAATTGGGCATAGTGACGTTGCCAAATTTATTAAGGAGCTGTGACAATGGCTATAACTTCAGCAATATGTAATTCTTTCAAGCAAGAGCTCTTGGTTGGAACGCACAACTTTACAAATGGTGCTAACAGCTTCAAGCTGGCGCTATACACTTCCTCTGCAAGCTTAGGCGCAGGCACAACGGCGTACACAAGCTCTAATGAAACAAGTGGAACTAACTACTCAGCAACAGGATCTGCGCTAACAAATGTAACACCTGTTCTAGCCAGCACTACTGCCGTGTGTGACTTCAATGACTTGACCTTCTCTAATGTTACAATAACCGCTCGCGGTTGCTTAATTTATAACGACACGAATTCAGATAAATCTGTTTGTGCGATTGACTTTGGCGGAGACAAGACTTCAACTGCTGGCGACTTCACTATTGTATTTCCAACGCCAACAGCTTCGGGCGCGATTATAAGATTAGCGTGATAGCTGATGCCGCTATCAAAGATAGAATTTCAGCCTGGCATTAACAAAGAAGCCACCGATTACAGCGCCCAGGGCGGCTGGGTTGACGGCAATCTTGTGCGTTTCAGAAAGGCCCGCGCTGAGAAGATAGGTGGCTGGCTTCAGCTGGGCACTCAATACTACTTAGGTCTTGGCCGTGCCATGCACAGCTGGATCTCTCTGGGTGGCACCAGGTTCTTAGGTATAGGAACTACCTTCAAGTATTACGTTGAAGAGGGTGACGCTTACAATGACGTAACCCCCGTAAGACTTGTAACCAGTGCTGGCGATGTAACCTTTTCTGCGGCTAATGGCTCTTCCACCCTTACTATTACAGACACTGCACATGGTGCGGTGACTAATGACTTTGTTACCTTTAGCGGAGCAGCAACTCTTGGCGGCCTTGTAACGGCTGCAGTATTGAATCAAGAGTATCAGATCCTTTTAGTTACAGGCACAAACACTTATACGATCACAGCAAAAGACACTAGCGGCAATACTGTTACTGCTAACAGCAGCGATTCCGGCAATAGCGGCGGGAGCACTGTAGGCACATACCAGATAAATGTGGGCCTAGATACTTATGTAACTAGTACCGGTTGGGGTGTAAATACCTGGGGTGCAGGTACGTTTGGATCGGCCAGTGCAATTTCAGCAGTTAATCAGCTGCGTCTTTGGACCCATGACAACTTTGGTGAGAACTTAATCATCAACCCTCGCGGTGCAGGCATTTACCGCTGGAAAGAAAACGATGGTGTATCGGTAGTGGCTAAAGAGCTATCTACCCTCTCCGGTGCTAACCAGGTCCCAACGGTTGCTCTCCAGGTTATTACCTCAGAGACTGACAGACACCTTGTCGTATTAGGCTCTGACGGACTGGATGCAAGTGGTGTGCGTACCGGGATTATTGATCCCATGCTTGTATCCTTTAGTGATGCAGAATTTGAATTGGAGTTTGAGGCTCTAGCCACTAACTCAGCAGGTGATGTACGATTAAGCTCCGGTTCCTTTATTGTGGGCGGCCTAAAGTCTAGGCAAGAAATTCTAATATGGACCGATACCAGCCTATACAGCATGAACTTTATTGGACCGCCGCTGACGTTTGCTGTCAACCTGGTCAATGAAGGCGCTGGTCTTATTGGACCCAAGGCTGCAGTAAATGCGTCCAACGGTGTGTATTTTGCGTCCAAGACAGGTTTCTATCTCTACACAGGTGCGGTAAAGAAACTACCGTGCAGCGTGCAGGAGTATGTATTTGAGGATCTTGATTTAAGCCAGGCATTCAAATGCCACATGGGTCTTAACTCAGAGTTTGGTGAGATGTGGTTCTACTATCCCTCTAAGGAAGACGGCACTGGCGAGATTAGCCGGTATGTCATCTACAACTACGAAGAGAATACCTGGTCTATTGGCTCATTGGTTAGATACGCCTGGCTGGATGCCGGTATTGAGGATCTCCCTATATCTGCAGCGCAAGAGTCTGGGCAGAGCCTTATCTACAATCACGAGACTGGATTTAACGATAACAAGGCTGCCATGACCAATGTATTCATTGAGTCAGGTGATATGGCTATTGGCGATGGAGATAGCTTCTCCTTTGTTAAGCAGATCATTCCAGATGTTGCCTTTATAAAAGATGGCACCCAGAGCAACAGTCCTGCAATGAACATTGTCCTGAAGAGACGAGATTTCCCAGGGCAATCATTGACAACTGACTCCACGACTAAGGTGACTGAAACCTCTACATTAAGCGGCGTAAGGAGCAGAGCTAGGCAGCTTGTATTCCGGTTTGAGTCAGACGACGATGGAAACATTAGCGACCAGCTAGGATATAAGTGGAGGCTGGGCTCTACCAGGATTGCAATTCAACCAAGCGGTAGAAGGGCATGAGCAAGCTGCTGGAGACTAGGCTGCCATTAGCTTCTGGCGGTTTTGGCGACGATGTAGACATAGATACATTTAACCGATTAGTCCGAGTGCTTGAGCTAAACCTCGGCGCCATTGATATTACAATATCGCCGCATTTTAACGCCGCACAAATTAGTACACTTCAGTTTGCAACGGGTGCTATAATCTTTAACTCAACTAACCAAATACACCAGGCTTTTGATGGAAATGCGCTGCGAGACTTGTATTCCCACCAGACCTATCCAGCTGGTCAGGTAATCACATCCGGCTTGGGAACTGTAACGGTAAACACGCCATGAATATGAAATTAGAAGACCAGCTTTTTAACAGCGTTCAATCAGAGATGATGAATCCTGGAACTCCTGCAATGTTTGCAGACGGGGGCGAAGTTGATATGTCTCCCGCTCAAATGGCATTGATGGCTCAAGCTCAAGAAGCTTCTGTTGAATCCGCAATAACACAAGATCCTAAAGCAGACATCGCTGCTGCCATCGAAGAATTGATGATGCAGGCGCAGATGACTGACGACCCCACTGAGCGCCAACAATACGAACACTTAGCTGAAGCAGCTATAGTTGGTTCTAATGCGCCTATGGCTGAGCAAGCTATTGCCCTGGCTAACGAAGGTCGAGGTGATGACACAGCTCTTGCCCACCTTAGACCTGGCGAAGTAGTCCTTCCTCCTGAAGCGTTTGAAGATGAAGACTTTGAGCGTGCAGTACAACAACGATTTGAAGAGCTCGACATCGACCCCCACCAGGCGGTTGTTGGTTTGGGCATTGCCTCATTAAACCCTATGACTGGCCTAGAAGAATTTGGTTTCTTCAAGAAGCTGGCTAAGGGTGTTAAGAAGGTAGTTAAGAAAGTCATTAAGCCCCTGGCTAAAGTAGCCCAGTTTATTCCTGGTCCCTGGCAGCCTATCGCTGCACTGGTCAACAAGGCATACACTGTCTACGATGTAGCGAAAGGTAACATTAGTCCTTTAGCCCTTTTGACTGTTGCAGGACCTGGAGCTACCGGTGGCAGCATTGGTTCCAATATTAATGCTATTAAGGGTGCTAGTGCCAGCGGTGGATTTTTTAGCGGCTTAGGCAGTAGCCTTGCCGATACAGGCACAGCTCTCAAGGCCGGCATAGGAAGTTTAGCCTCTAGCCCGATGGAAACCATTTTTGGCGGAGCGGGCGGCACTAAGGGTATCCCTGGTCTGCTCAAGACCGCAAGCTACTCTGGCCAACCATTGGCTGCTGGAGTAACGTCACCTGCCACGGGAGTGTTTACAGGAAACGTAGCTGGCGGACCACAAACTATGATGGGCAAAACTCTCTCAACATTGGGCGGAATGGGTGGCGGAGCAATGCCAGGTGCTCCTGGTTACGACATGAGCGGTCAGTACCTTGACCCTCAGAAGATTGGACTGCAGGTTTTTAACGACGCTAAGGCGGCAGGAGCAACAGATGAGCAAGCTCAGGAGGCAGCAAACACTGCCTATGAGTCAGCGGTGGCGGCGCTTGGCGCTAGTTCAGGCAGCACGCCTGGTACGGCCTCTAGCGGATTGTCAAGCCTGAACCCATTTACTAATGACGGTGCATTTGATAATGCATTTGATACCCCAGACTATATTAAAAACATTGGCAAGAGCTTAGGCTTTGGAAGCAAGAACGAAACACCTGATTTTATAAAGGCATTCAGTGGAGGTTCTGGAGGCGGAGGATTTGGCGGCAAGGATCTTGCGGCAATGGGGTTAGCTGGGCTGCTTGGTAAAATGGCTTATGACGAAGCCAAGAATGCTAAAGGTGTAGCGCAGACTCCCCTAACGACAATGAACTCAGCTGGTCGATATAATATAGAAGCAGAGATAGCCAGGCGAGAGGGTAAGGAAGCTCCTAACCCAGTCGAGTTTGGTTTGCTACCTTCTAACACTTTCCCCACAATGAGCGGGGGCAGAGCAACACCACCCCCCGCTCCTGGCGGAATGCGTTATGGTGGACCTGTCATGCAGTTTGCTGATGGTGGCAACGTGGCAATGGAAGACTTTATTAGGATGGATGGCCGCATTGACGGCGAGGGCACAGAAGTCAGCGATGACATTCCAGCCATGCTAAGCGATGGAGAGTTTGTAATGACTGGCCAAGCAGTGCGTGGTGCAGGTGCTTTCCAGATGAAGAAGGATGGCGGTATCATAACGCTAGAGCCCCTGGGCAAAGAGTCTAGAGACAAAGGCACCAAGCTTATGTATGACATGATGTCGTTATTTAAAGATTTTGCAGGAGAGCCAGCATGATTATGTCCCCACAACAGTTAAAGCGTTATGCAGAAGGCGGCTCGGCTGATCCTTATGTTGCAAGCATCAATAAAGAAGACTCTTATATGGATGCCAACACCCAGCAGATGCTGTATGGGTTAGACGGCCAGGGTGGATTTATACCTGGTGCTATGAGAGCAGCAGAGCGCAGCTTCTTTGATGAGCAGGGCAGGCCCCTAGTAACTCCCCAGGAGATTGCAGGGTTCTCTCCCGACCAGCAAGCAGCCTTTCAAATGGCGCGTGAACAGGTTGGTTCTCAGAAGCCATTCCTTGAAGCCTCACAGCAAGCATACGAGCAAGGTCTCGGCGCTTTAGGGCAAGGGCAGCAAGCTCAACTTGGTTCTCAGCAGCAGTCATTATCTGAGCTGCAGCGCGCCACAGGCATACAAGACTTTCAATCTCAGCGTGGCTTAGGCGATGCTCTTGGCGGAATCAATAGAGGCCAGCGGCAGTTTGACCAGGCAACTGGACGAATGCGTTCTGACCTGGACCAGCAGCAACAACAGCTGCAGGGTGGTCAAGATCAATTTAATCAAGGATTGCAAGGTGCAGCCTCTGAATTACAGGGTGGTGCGGCACAACAACGCAAAGCTTTGGACGAGCAAGGGCAAATGCTTCGCCAGTCTGGAGACCGGTTTAATAGTGACTTAACTGGCATCGAAGGTTTAGCTAGAGACAATACATCACAATTTGCTAGTGGTGTTCAGCAGTCTACTGATACGCTGCAGGGTGCAGAACAAAAATTAAACCAAGAGCTTACCCAAGCTATAGGTGAAGAACGTGGCGCTGTCGATAAGTTTGGACAGAGCACAGCAGCAGCTACCCAGCAACTTGGATCTGCTGTTGATCGGTTTGGCAACAGATTATCTGAGGCTGAGCAGCGAGGTATTGGTGCCCTGGATGATTACTCAGCAGGGTTAGATGAGTCTAAAGAAATGTTGCGTGGTTCTGTTGGGGCGTTTGATCCCAGCACTACTGACCAGTACATGAATCCATACGAAGATAAAGTCGTGGGCCAAATGATACAAGATGCTTCTGAGGGTCTTGCTAAAGGTGATATGGCACAGACTGCTAGAGATATTCAATCTGGTGGTGAGTCAGCGTTTGGTTCTAGGGCTAGGCTAACTGCTGCAGAACGCGCAGAAGCTATGGGCCGAGGCTTGGCTAAGGAAGTGGGTGGGCTTAGAGCTCAAGGCTTCCAGAATGCACAGTCAACGGCTATGGGTGAGTTTGCTCGTAACCAGAGTGCACAGCGGGGCGTAGGCGAAGGCTTAGCGTCTTTAGGTGGTCAAGGATTAAATGCACAGACTAATGCAGCTAACACGCTATCCCAGGGTGCTTCTAGCAGGTTGGGTGCAGACCAAGCGTTATCTGGTCAAATGTCTCAAGATGCTTCGGCAACATTGGGTGCAGAAAGAAGTATTGCAGATCGTCTGTCTGCTGCGGGTGGTCAAAGATTTGGCGCAGGCCAGGCAGTATCTGGTCAGCAGATGAGTGGCGCACAAGCTAACTTAGGCGCAGGACAGAATCTGGCTTCTACTCTAGGGTCGGCAGGACAGCAGCGACTTGCTGCAGGCCGTGCGGAGGGTGAGGGCATTGGCGCCATTGGGCAGCAGCAGATGAATGTATCTGGTCAGCTTGCCGGACAAATGGGCGACCAGGCACAACAGAGATTAGGTGCGAGCAACCAGTTTGGTCAGAACATGAACAATATGTCTCAGCAGAGATATGGTGCTGGCACTGGACAAGGGCAGAACACTATGCAGATGGGCCAGGCTAGACAAGATGCCAGGGCTCAGATGGGTAACACTGCTATGCAGAGCGGCGCTACAATGGCCCAAGGTTATGGCCAGATGGGTCAGCTGCAGGGTAACATTGGTCAGCAGCAGCAGCAGGCACAGCAAGGTTACGGTGGGTTCCTCCAGGGATTAGGCAATGCTAATCAAGCGGCTAATCAGCAGCAGATGGGCAACCTAATGAATTATGGTGCTATGCAGCAGGGTAATCAGCAGCAACAGTTTAATGCTCAGCAAGCTGCAATGCAGCAGGCGCAGATGGCGCCACTAAACCAGTACAACGCTATGATGCCATTTGTTAATATGGGCGTAGGGGCTGGTGGGACCACTCAGATATCCACAGCTTATACACCGCCACCTAGTGCGCTGCAGGCAGGTCTTGCAACAGGTCTTGGTGCTTTGGGAGCTGCTGGTCAGTATATGAATCAAGGGCAGCAATGATATGGCAAACCCAACTGAAGATTATTTTGCTAAGCTGAAACTGATGCAGTCACAGAATCAGTCTAATGCTAGTTATGATGACATAAGCAAGCGCGCTTCAGAGCTGTCTATGCTTATGCCTAAAACAAGAAACCGCGGACTTTATGGCCTGGCTTCAGATTTAAGTAAAGGTCTTGTTCAGCAGGCGGCTAGTGGTCGCCCTTCTTCTATTGGTTATGGCCTGGCTGCAGGATTCAACCTGTACAGTGAAGCAGCCGATCAGCGCCAGGTTAAGGCTGAGGAAATGAGATCCAAGCTCATGCAGATGGCTTACACTGACGTTGAGAACCGACGCGCAGCATCTCAAGCAATGCAGGAAAAAATGCTAGACGCAAACTTTAAGTTTGAACTCCAGATGTTAAAAGAGCAAGGCGGAGTCTTTGAAGGCAAGAGCCTAGAGGCCCAGATGTTTAACATCCTCTTAGCTGCAGAGAGCGACCCAACGATTAAGTTAAAGCCAGAGTATAAATTAGCACTAAGGTTTGTCCAGGAGCCACGCAGAACGCCAGTACAAACTGAGACCGGCACGCAGATTATTACTTCTCCAGGTCTTAACGTGGAAGACATATTTGGATCTGGTGAGGCAGAGGTTGCTCCTGTAGGGGCCACATTTACTGGCCGGTATCACACAGATGGAAAAGAGATATTCCAACGCCCTGGTGTAAACGGTGCGATAGAATACTTTACAAAGGATTAAATAATGCCATTATTAACTCTTGAAGAGATGCAGCGTTCAACCACAAGGCCGCCTAGTGTGCAGCAAGTTTCGACGCCCACTGCTTCTGCGGTTGTTGGCGGCACCGAAAAAGAGAAGAGCGTCTTTACAGCGCAGCAAGAAGACTCTGCAAAATATGCTTTCCGTATGATGAAGCAAATGAAAACCATAAATGATTTAATGGACTCTGGGTTCAGCCCGCTAAACGCCAGGGATCAGTTTGTAGAGCTGGCTCCCTTTATCCCAGACCTAGCTGAGAATGCTATGGCGTCGGGTAAATACCAGATCTTTAGAGATGCTGCCAAAGACTTTACTATGGCACAGTTAAGAGATGAGTCCGGTGCGGCTATTCCAGAGGCTGAGGTTGATATGGCGATGGAGCTATATGTGCCTAGGTTTGGTGACTCAGTAGAGACCCAAGCGTCAAAGAGAGAGCGCAGGAATAATGCTTTTGAGGCAATGAAGTCTAGTGCTGGCAAAGCATTTGATAGAACATTAAGGGACACCAAGGCATCTTCCTCGCCTGGCTTGACTAGCGATGAAGCCCTTGATGTGTTAAAAGAAAGAGCTAAGCGTGACCCAAAGTTACGCGAAAAATTAAAAGCAGCGGGGTTATTGTAGTGACAGAGAAAGCATTAGAAACACTCAGTGACGACCAACTCCTATCTATGGTTTTACCCGACGTTCCTGGCGGGGGAAAATTTGACGATGATTTTCTAATTAACCTGGCGCAGCAGGATCTTCTAAACTCTATAGACACGCAGTCCGGTGGTGACGCAGGCGCTAGAGCCCAGGTTGCTGCTGCACAGAGTGCAGAAGATAAGCTTGCCACTATTAAAAAGTTTTACCCCGATGCCCTCCCCGTTGAGGTACTAGATCCAAAGGATGGCGCGGCTAGATTTGGACGCGGCAACTTTGTATTTACTAACCCCGAAACTGGGGGCCTCACTCTTTTTGATGAGGATGTGCGCTTGTTCGGTATGCCCATCCCTACTCTGGGAGATCTTGCTGATGCAGGACCTGAGATAGCTGAGACTTTCGGCGCTATCAGTGGCGGAATTATTGGTGCTGGAGCCGCTGCTACTGTAGCCGCACCCACAGTGTTAGGCACTATCCCAGCAGCCAGTGCTGGATTTGTTGTTGGTGAGGGTCTTGGAAGTGCAGCAGCACGAGAAGCTTATATCGGTATCCTGGATTATTTTGGAGAGACAGAAGATAACCGTACAGGCACAGAGCGCCTAGCAGATTTCTCCACGACCGCATCTATTAATGCGGCGGCGGGACCAATCATCTCTAAGATATGGAAGGGCACTAAGTTTGTTGTGGGCGGCCCTATTCGTTATTCAGTCAACGCCCTAGATGCTAAGGCAAAAGAAGCCTTGGAAAGAATGACCAGAGCTGGAGTGACCAACCCCACCGCGGGCCAGGTTAGCGGTAATCCCCTGGTCAATTTGTTTGAGCAGTATTTATCTGCTGCGCCCCCTTCTGTAAAGATAATGAAGGAGAATGCGGAAAGAACTTTAATTGAGCTGGACGAATCAACTGCCAGGTTAGCTGGTAAGTACGGTGGAGTAAGAACAACGTCAGAAGCTGCCGACCAGGTAATGGGTGCGGCCCAGGCTTCCAGGCTTCGGTATGATGAGCAAGTAAAGGCAATGTACGATGAAGTTGGAGATCTGATTGGAGACACCGTTAAGTCAGATGCTGGAGCAACACGAGAGTTTGTGCAGAAGTATTTGGAAACATCTAAAACTGCTACAGGTGCCCCAGACTTAAACCCTGCTTTAGAGCAAGCCGGTCGATTGCTAAAGGATGCTGGTGAAGGTGTTCTTGATTACAACCAGTTAAAAGCATTTAGAAGCAGCCTGATGTCTACTGTAAGAAAGGCTGAGTCCCAGGGCGCGCTAAGCCGTTCTGAGGCAAAGGTTAAAGAGCTCATTGGTTATGTGACCTCTGACCTGGACAACCTGGTTAAAGCTGCAGGCAACTCGCAGATGGATTTATTTGGTAGGGCCGCAGGAAAGACAGCGTCCAATTCTATACTAAGCAAGTACAAGGCAGCCAACGCATTTGTTAAACAAAACATGCGTAAGGGTGGAGATATTGCTTTTGTTGATGAGGTTATCAAGAAGGGCGGCACAGAGGCTACTGGAGCTTTGCGGTATGTTCTGGGCGGAGCAAGAGACGGCGGCGAACGTATTGAGAAATTGCGGCGCCAGTTTGATGCTGAAGAATTTAATGTTCTTGCTGGTTACACTTTAGGCAAGATGGGTATGCCAACAGGATCAGCAGCCGGCGCCTCAGAACTTGGAGAGCAGGCTTTAAAGTCTGGAGCCGATGCCATTGCTGACGCTGGATTCTCTCCTAACAAGTTTGTTAGTAACTGGAACAACCTATCCAAAGAAGCCAAGGAAGCATTGTTTGGCGGCACAGAGTACGCCGATTTAGCCCCAGCTCTTGATGACCTGGTGTTTACAATAGACCGCGTGGGTAAGTCAGCATCACAAATGTCAAACCCGTCAGGCACGGCTAGACTGGTTGGTGCTATGGGAACCTTTGGTCCCCTGGCTGCAGAGACCGGAAAGTTAATTGGTGGGGATGGATTTGAGTTTGGCCTGGGCGGTTTGATTGCACCTTATGCTTCAGCCAAGCTGATGACAAACAAAGCCTTTGTTAGTTGGCTGGCTAAAGGTGTAGAGATTGCAGCATATACTCCCAAGTCTTTCGGTCAACACATTCGTCGCTTGGTACAAATTTCTGAGGTGAACCCTGATATCCGTGATGAGATTCGCGGTGTTATCCAGGGCCTAAGCCAGGAGGCTATCGAGCCAATGGATTGGGAGAACTCATCTTCTCAGCAAGCACCTAATGCTATCCCAGAGAACAATGAGGTTGGATTCCGACAGGTGGTCCCTAAGAGTACAGCTGATAAGCTGCTGCCCAACAGGGAAGAGATGATGGCCACGTTAGATAATATGTCAGTGCCCCAGGTAGGTATTAGCACTGAGTCTATGTTTGATCCGTTACCGGCGACGGGGGGTGCTCAAGCACCTGGTTCTTTTCAGTCGTCTATGTCGCCAACTATATTGCCAAATGACGCAGACAGAGAATTAGCCATGCGAATGCAGGGTAATGGCAGTGGTATTGCGGCGCTGGTCTAGTCTTCGATGGATGGCGTAACAGAGATCATTGCGCCGTCAACATTGTAATCGAAGTCGTAACCCATATAGCGGTTGTCTTCACCCAGGTCAATAACCATATTGCGGCTTAACAGTCGCATTAATGCAGCCTGTTGGTGCAAGGTTAGCCTGGCAAATAAGTCAATTACCTCAGATGCTGCCAGCACAGGCTGATAGCTTTGTGGTACAGGACGTTCGGTCCCTGGCTTATTAAAGATCTTCACGCATCAATACCCGCAGCAAGAAACAATCGGTCGTGCTCATGCTCGATCAATATCTTCAGCTGGTCTATCTTAGATCGGCGCTGGTCGTGGCAAATTTCCTGCAGCAGATCGTAAGTGTGTTGGTCAACTGCCAGGCTTTTACGCTGGCGGTCCGGCTGTGGTTTTTCGTCTATAATATTCATGGGGTTTCCCGTTAAATTTGTCTGGACCAGTTTATAGTTTTGTGTAAGAATATGCAAACTATGACTTATCAAATAAAGAATTACCTACTTTCGATGACATCCAATTGGCCTATCAATCATGCCTTGTATGATGCTGTGCAGGAGTCTGTCCCAGAGATAGCAAAGTACAGGGCCAGCGAGGGCCAGCTAGACCTGGGCAAGACTGCAATCAATAAGATGTGCAAGCGAGTATTTCCTGAGATTTATACCGTGCCTCTCTTCCGCCGTCAGTGGTGCAAGATGATGGTTGAGGAGATCAAGGAGATGGAGAAGCATGTTGGATTCCGTCCTAATGATGATGAGGATGTGCTGCGTCAGATCCCTGAGATTGTTCTTAGGGAACATTGCCCTGAGCTCTACAGCCGTATGTGGTTCGTCGTACAAACCGTTTTAAACCCTATCTTTTTGAGCCTATACCAGCGTGACTGTTTCGATATATCCTCGGTCCAGATCGCCAACTACAACCCCAAGGATAAACAAAAGGGTGCCTGGCACCACGATGAATCTTCAGATATCTCCGTGGTTATTCCGCTGAATACTGGCGACTATGTTGGGGGTGGCACAGAGTTTCATAATCATGGAACGCTTAAACCGCTGCCCTCTGGCCATGCCTTGATCTTCCCATCGTTTACCAACCTCCACCGCGGTCTTGCAGTGGAGAGTGGTGACCGGTATCTCCTGGTCTTCTGGCTTCACGATAAGCGCAGAAACAAACACCTTTATGAGGAAGTTGAGTAGCCACCCTCTCCAAATTTAAGGCGCCCCACTACGGCCATTACTTGCTCTTTGTCAATGTTGTCCTTGTAGGCCGGAAACAACTTAGCA